GATTCAGTCTTTGTAGTTTTAGAAGAAAATAAAGATGTTTGTGCTTGGCTTTCAATGTTGGAAATAAAATTAATTAATTAATAAAAAAGAGGAGGAGTAATTATTATGAAAAAACTTACTAATGTTAAGGTGGCTAAGGTTCTTGAAGGTGGAGAAGTTGAACATCACTTTAAAGTAGGTTCAGAAGTTAAGGTTATTGCAGATGGATTTTTGATTATGGATTTCTTACCTGATGATTCTGTAGTTAAATGTTGGGGTTACAATGAAGAATCTAACATTTATGATACCCAGATTCTTCAGAAAGAACAAATTGAGATTCTTAGGGATGCTGAGTTACCTAAGGTAGCTATTGATGATGACTACTGGAAAGATGAGGGTACTGGTGTTATAGCAGAACTGGTTAGTCCTTACTCTGAGTTTGCCGGTACAGCTGAAGAAGAAGCAGAGTATCTTGAAGAAGTTAATGAAGGTTTAATGGAACAAGGAACTATGCCTATAGAATCCTTTGATGAATTAGCTGTAGTCTCATTTTTTAATCCTTTTATTAATAGACTGAAGATGATTAGAATTCCTGAAGGATATCTAACAATAGAGGAGGTAGCATAAACATGAAAATGAATAATATAGTTTTATGGTTCAGTTTATTAGAAGCAGTTGACCAGCTACAAGCTGAAGGTAAGGAGTTTAAAATTATGCCTGATGAGGTAGTAGGAAAATGGGGCTCTAATGAAGCTCAGGATAGAGTTAACTTTATTAAAGAAGATGATGGATTTATTATGAAGATTAATCCTAAGGAGGAGATGTAATAGTGGCTAAAAAGAAATATGAGAGAATCACGAGCCCTGTAGGAAGGGCTCAGTATCCTTATTTGAATACCCCAGATACTAAGTTTAAGGAAGAAGGAGAATACAAGGTCGACCTTATCCTTGATAAAGTTGATAATGCTCAGTTCCTAGGAGCTATCAAGGCAAGGGCAGAGAAAGCTGTAGAAGAAGCTAAGGTTAAATTAGCTGAGAAGAATAAGCATAACAAGATTAAGAACCTGACTCCCTATGTACCTTTTGAAGAAATGTTTGATGATGAAGGGAATCCTACAGGAGAAGTTAAGGTTAAGTTTAAGACTAAAGCTCAGTACTCAAAGAATGATGGTACTGTAGTTAAGCTAAGTCCAGACCTCTTTGATAGTCAAGGAAAGCCTATAGATAGAAATGAGGTCATCATTTATTCTGGTTCAGAGATTAGATGTAACTTTACTCCTTCTAACTTCTATAATCCAGCCAGTAACTTAGCAGGAGTATCCTTAAGACTTAATGCAGTACAGGTTATTGAGTTATCTTCAGGTTCCTCAGCTAGTGCTAGTAATTATGGTTTTGATGCTATAGAGGATGGATTTTCAGTAGAAGAAACTGACTTTGGTTCCTCAGAGACCTCAAGTGATGAAGGTAGTGAAGGTGGAGGAGATTTTGACTTCCAAGGAGCTGATTTTTAAATATGGCGTATGGAAACTTTAAGAAGAAAAAGAGCTCTCCTAAAGCGAGGGCTCTTAAGTATGGTTATAGGTCTGGTTTAGAGGAGAAAGTAGCTGTAGAACTTAAGGAACACTATGGTTATGAGATTCCTTTTGAGACTCTTGTGATTAACTTTGAACAACCAGCTAAGATGAGAAAATATCATCCAGATTTTTTACTTCCTAATGGAATCATTATCGAGACCAAGGGAAGACTAACAGTTAAAGATAGGAAGAAACATTTATGGATTCAGGAGCAGTTCCCAGAGTTAGACCTAAGGTTCGTCTTTAGTAACCCTAAGAACAAGATTTATAAAGGCTCTAAAACCAGTTATGGAGATTGGTGTGAACAATATGGCTTTAAGTATGCTAAGAAGTCGGTACCTCAAGAATGGTTAGATGAAGACCCTGTAAGAAAACCTTTAGCTATCAATGGGATAGAAGTTAAATAATAATAATAATAAGAGGAGAGTGAAAGTAAATGATAAGAAAATTATTAGGACTACAAGGTAAGGTTGGTATTGAAGCTATCAAAGAGCATGTAGAAAGTGATGTTATTGGTAAACAAATGGAAGCTTTAGAAATTACTATAGCTTCTCAGATTGAGGATAATCAAGAAGATATATTAAAGATTGATGAGCTTCAAAATGAATTAGATGCTTTAAAATTAGAACTAATAATTAGAAATGATAGATATGAGAACTTATTGGAGGTGCTTGGTTAATGTCTTTACAGGATAAGATTCTAAGACATCTAAAAGGAACTGGTAAGATTACAGCTCAGGAAGCTATGATTGAGTATGGAACCTTAAGACTCTCAGCTTACATCTATAACTTAAGAAAAGATGGACACAAGATTAATACTCGTCAGAAGCAACTCTATAATGGTAAGACTGTAGCAGAGTATCACTATGAAGGTAAGGTTTCTTAAGTATGAGAGGAGGAGCTGAACTCAATGAGGGAATCTTCTTAAGACACGAACCATGCGAAAAGTGTGGGAGCTCAGATGCTAAAGCAGTTTACACTAATGGTTCAGCTTATTGTTTTTCGTGTCAAACATGGTTCCCTCCTGATGATAGTGAAGGCAGGGAGAGGAGGAGATATACTAAAGTGAATTATGAAACTCCCTTAATAGAAATACAAGCAATTCAGAGAATCCAATCCAGAGGTTTATCTCAAGAGACTGTAGAGAAATATAATTATGGTATAGGACTTTATCAAGGGGAGCCAGTACAGATAGCTCCTTATTATAATGAGAATAGACAGATTATAGCTCAACATATTAGAACTAAAGATAAGCAGTTCAGATGGAGGGGTAACTCTAAAGGTACTTTGGAGCTCTTTGGACAGCATCTTTGGAGGAAGAATGGTAAACGCTTAGTAATAACTGAAGGAGAAATAGATTGTATGACTATAGCTCAGGTATTCAATCTTAAGTGGGCTGTAGTATCAGTACCTAATGGAGCTCCTAGTGCTCTCAAGTATGTTAAGCAGAACCTAGAATTTATTGAAGGCTATGATGAAGTAGTAATAGCTTTTGACAATGACTCTCAGGGTAAACAAGCTTCTCAGGAAGTAGCTCAGATTATTACAGCTGGTAAAGCTAAGATAGCTAATTTTGCTCCCTTTAAAGATGCTTCAGATATGATGCAGAAAGGTAAGAGCTCTAAGATAGCTCAGGCTATCTTTGAAGCTAAGGAATATAGACCTGATGGAATCGTAGCTGGAACTGATATAACTTTAGATGAGTTACTCCATGAAGAAGAAGTGTTCTCATTTGATATTCCTTATCCTATGTTAAATAAAATGATGAAGGGAATCAGGAAAGGAGAAATAACTACTCTAACTTCTGGTACTGGTATGGGTAAGACTACCTTAGCTTTTGAGCTAGGATATCATCTCTGGAAAAATCACCAGCAGAAGGTAGCCACGATAGCTTTAGAGGATAGTCTTAAGAAGTCTATACTTAAATGGATAGCTTTAGATAATGATGTACCAGCTGGAGATTTATTCTTAGATAGAACCTTTATTCCCGAGGAAGACTTTAAGAACTCTTTTGATAATGTAATACATTCAGGTGATTTATTCTTCTATGACCATTTTGGGTCTCTTGAAGCAGAGAATCTTTTAGCTAAAATTAAATATTTTGCTCAAGGACTTGAAGTGGATTTTATTATTTTCGACCATATTTCTATAGCTATCTCAGGTATGGAAGGTGGAGATGAAAGAAGAATGATAGATAATCTCATGACTAAACTCAGGTCTCTTGTAGAAGCTTCAGGAGTAGGAATAATCCTTATCTCTCATCTGAAGAATCCTCAAGGTAACCAGAAGTCTCATGAAGAAGGAGGAAGGGTTACAGCTAATCAGCTTAGAGGTTCTGGAGCTATCAAACAGATTTCAGATAATATTATAGGAGTAGAAAGAGACCAACAAGGAGATAATCCTGATGTATCAAGTTTAAGATTATTGAAGTGTAGATTATTAGGTAAGACTGGCTGGGCTGGGAACATGATTTATTCTCATGAGACTGGAAGGTTGACTGACTTTAACCCGGAGATTAATACTGATTTTGAGAATCCTTTTATTATAAAGGAGGAGGAGGAAGGTAATGACAACAATAGCTCAGATGAGAATGATGGGTCAGAGATACAAGAACAAGAAACCAATCGAACCTCAGGAAGCAATAAAACAAGCGAACCCGACTCAGAAAACAGAACTTCAGAGGATACTGGAGTTACCGAGGAAGAAAATGAAAACAAATATCCAGTACCCTATTAGAATAGCTCTGGTAGGTAAACAGAGGGTAGGTAAGAGTACTGTAGCTAAGTTCCTCAGGGAAGAATATGATTTCTTTGAGAAACCTCTAGCTAAACCTATCTATAAATTAGCTGAAGAATTCTTTGGAATGAAGGAGAAAGACCGAGAACTTCTTATAAATATAGGAGAAAAATTTAGAGAGATAGATAGAGATGTTTGGTTAAAATATATGTGGAAGCACTCTAATAATATACCTAGAGTTGTAGTTCCTGATGTAAGAATGATACATGAATATAATTACCTTAAAGAAAGAGATTTTGTTTTCATTAAAATCAAAGCTAATTATAAGATTAGAAGTGAAAGAGAAGGTTATGTTAAGGAAGCTGAGTCTTCTCGAACTGAAAAAGAAGTTAATGAGATTCCAGCTGATTACACTATATTCAATGTATCAACTTTATCTTATCTCTACCATCAGGTCTCTCTTATTATGGAGTCCTTACAATGAAAAGATTAGTTATCTTCGACATTGAGACTAATGGTATAGAATTAGATGAAATAACTACTATCCATACTATGGTAGTCTGGGATTCCAAGGACAATAAGTACCATACTTTTGACTTGGATGAAGTCGAACAAGGAGTTAAGCTTTTACATGAAGCTCGAATCATAGGAGGACATAACATTCTTGGTTATGATATTGATGTAATCAAGAAGTTCTACCCTTGGTTCACTTATGATAAAGCTATAGATACCCTACCTTGGGGAAGACTTATTTATACTGAGCTTAAAACTGATGATGCTAAATTAGTTCAGTCTAAGAAGCTTCCCAAGGAACTCCGGGGAAGACATTCACTTAAAGCTTGGGGTTATAGATTAGGACTTCTAAAAGGTAAATTTGCAGAGGAGACTGACTGGGAAGAATGGTCTCCTGAGATGAGCGAGTATTGCTTAAGAGATGTTCAGGTAACCAAGAGACTCTATGATTTATTAGTCTCTAAGAATGTTAATCCTGAAGCTGTAGAGATAGAGCATAAAGTTTATAGAATTATTAACAGACAAATTAAGAATGGATATCCTTTTGATAAAAAAGGAGCAGAAAAATTATTAGTAGAATTGATTGAAAAAAGAGAAGAATTAAAACCTACTTTAGTCGAGACCTTTGGGTCTTGGTGGGAGCCTGATGGAGATGTTAGGACTTCTAAGGTTAACCGGAAGGACTTAGGTTATGTTAAAGGAGCAGTCTATCAAAAGATAAAGTTAATTGAATTTAATCCTAATAGTACAGCTCATATAGCTAAGAGACTTAAAGCTATCTATGGTTGGAAACCTCAGGAGTTTACTCCTACAGGACTTCCTAAAATTGACGAGGATATCTTAGTAGCTCTTCCTTATCCGGAGGCAAAACTCTTAGTAGAGTATATGACTATCTCTAAGAGAATCTCTCAGATATCTACAGGAAAGTCTGCATGGTTAAAACATGTAGATAAGGATGGGAGAATCCGAGGCTATGTTAACACTAATGGAGCTGTAACAGGTAGAATGACTCATAGTTCTCCTAACTTAGCTCAGGTTCCAGCAGTTTATTCTCCTTATGGTAAGGAATGTAGAAGCTTATTTAGACCTCGTAAAGGATGGAAGCAGTTAGGAGTAGATGCTTCAGGGTTGGAGCTTAGATGTTTAGCTCATTACCTAACTTCTTATGATGAAGGTAAGTATAGAGATATTATCTTAGAAGGAGATATTCATACTGAGAACCAGAAATCAGCTGGACTTCCTACAAGAGATAATGCTAAGACTTTTATCTACGCTTGGCTTTATGGAGCTGGAGATGAAAAGATAGGACAGATTATAGGAGGTTCTAAGAAGGAAGGTAGAAGAATTAAGAACACTTTCCTTAAGAAGAACCCAGCTATTAAGCAGTTGAAAGATGATGTAGGTGCTGTAGTAGACAAGCGAGGAGGTCTCTTTGGACTTGATGGAAGACCTCTTAGAGTTAGAAGCAAACACTCAGCTTTAAATACTTTACTACAATCAGCAGGTGGAGTAGTTATGAAGAAAGCTTTAATCCTATTCGTAGAGTCTGTAGAAGAAGCTGGATATCCTGAAGGAGAAAACTGGGAATTCTTAGCTAATGTACATGACGAGTTCCAGTTAGAGTTTAATCCTAAAGTGATTCCGGAAGAAGAACTAAAGAAACTTGCAGTTCAATCTATTGTAGATGCTGGAGAACATTTTAACTTTAGATGTCCTTTAGATGGGGAAGCTAAGGTTGGATATAACTGGGCTGAGACACATTAATAAAGGAGGAGATAAAGTGAATTTATGTCCTTTAAAATTTAACAATAAGAATATAAATGCTGACAACATTACTGATAATGTAGAATACAAATGTGAAGAAGAAAATTGTGCTTGGTGGGATACGGATACCGAAGAATGTGTTGTTCATAATTTAGGTGCAATTGCAGAGGTGCTTTGGAATAGATAGATGTAAAAAATAAGAGGAGGGAAATTAATGCAAATATTAACTAGAAAGATGATTAGAAATAGATTAAGAAAACTTTATGGAAATAAAAAG